CTTGATGCCGCCGTTTCCGTATGTAAGATTATTAATAGTATTGCGAGCTGTCCAACTAATCACTTTATTTGTTAAGTCTGTGTTTTCATCAAAGTCCATTGCCTGTGATAAAAACTTTTCATCAATAATGTTATCGCCGTCGATTGTAATAAACCTATCAGTGGTTGATTTATTGGCTGCGGCTTTGTGTGCGCTATCACTGCCTTTTACACCATGTACACGTTCTGCCCACGGAACTTTCTTGCATAAATCTGCATAGTTTTGTTCTGCATTAGGCTCGTCGTATGACAAGTATATAATATCGCAATCAATAACTCTAAACGTATTAGCCATTTATTTCCTCATAATGATATGTATCAAACCTACGCATAGTATATACTGAAACTTCAGTGTCGTCAAGTTCAAAGTCATATTCAAATGGCACTTCGTTACCATTACTAAAACGTATTAATCTGTATAATACATTTGGATCGTCTTTTTTTGTTATACTAAAATAATAGTTTGAAAGATCAATTGAAAGATTTTTATCATTTAAATCTTCTATGAAACTTGGATCAGCTGATATTTTCCAAACATTTTTTATATTATCTTTGGTAAAGACTATTTGTTTATTGTCAGGCACTGTTTTAGGAATCTGATACATAAATGCCCACATTAGCTTGTCTTCATCGACTTGCGTTTGATTTTTAATATGATATTTTTTATCTATAAAATCGTATTCAACTTTATAATCTAATAAACTCCAATGTCCTTCTATAAACTTCTTAACATCTTCAAAATCGCATTCAATAAACTTAAATCTGTCATCAGATTCTTTTGAAATTTTATAGATATTTCCATCATCGTCAAAACATACAAATCGTTTCATACTATATTCCTAAACATTTTTCATATTTTTTCATTAGATTATTATTTAAGAAATCTTTTTCAGTGTAATGAAAAATACCTGATTGTTGATGATTTCCTATTTTTAGACTCAAGTTGCTATCAAAATAAACACCAACTCTATCTTGCCAACGGTATGCAAAGTTAACATCCCAGTTTTGTACCTTTGGTTTCATATGTGTAAATGTAGGATTTTTAACTTTACTATTTGTAATCAAATGTTCTATATCCATTATTTTACATGCAACTGCTGCACTTACATCCATACTTGGACGCAATGCAAACTTCTTACCGTTGCCGGCTGCTTTGTAAAACTGCTCCCAGTTATTTGTTATCATCTCAAGCCAAGTATAAAACTCATGTGCTAAATCTGATTTCTTAAACCAATGGAACCCACTATACAAGTTTGGAAGACTGTATTTTTTAAATGCTTTGCGATAATAGTTATCGTCAACTAGTTCGCCACGATATGTATATACATTACTAGTATAGAATAAATCATAGTTTTTTAAAAAGTCAAACCAACTATTAATATCCTCAAGTATTAACATATCTGTATCGATTACAACAGTTTCGTTATACGGAATAGCATGGTATATTTTCCAACGATTGCTGATTTTCCAATCTTCATCAGCAGCGTGATCTCCCCATGGTATTTCTACAATATGATCAAACAAAGGTTTATATTTTGTAGGTACACTATTATTGGTAATAAGACAAATACTAACATCTTTGTTTGTAGCATGTATACTCATTGCTGCTAAACATGCTTGTCTAACATAATCAAAGTCACTATTCTGTGCTAACATTGTAAAGTTATTGGTCAATAATTCTCTCCAAACTAAACTTATTCATTATATGACAGTTACTACCTTTGAGATTTACACCAGTGTATTCTCCAAGTCTCTTATTTTTTTGCACTAATATTTTTATTTCATCGTCTTTGATATCAATAGCTACATCCTTATCGGTTGCATAAAACTTTGTACCTGGTAAACTACCAACAAAGTTTCCTTTTTGATAACCATTCATAATATGAACTGCAATACTAAATGCAAAATCATTTCTATAAACACTTGTTTTAAACTGATACATATTACGATAGTGTATATAGTTTTCTTCAATATGACTGATTAGATTAAAAAATATTTTGTTTTCTTCTGTTTTTCTAAAAAAGAAAACTGTAGCCCAATAAAAATCTACACTAGTATCACTAACTTTTTCAAACTCAGGTACTATTTTATGTATGCCAATATGCGTAGCATCCTTGTATAGCAAAAGATCTTTTTGTTGTATAAAGCAGTTGTTTAATAAATCATTACTAATAATATAATCAGTGTCCATTACAATAGTAGAATCATACGGTGTTAAATCATATGCTGATGCTCTGTTTTTATTATTAAACTTTAATGTTTTATCACTAAAATCGCCATCAGCATATCTTTTATTAGTACTATTTTTATTCATATCATTAGAATAAATGACATAATCAAATACATCAACATCATTTGGATACATAGATTCAATATCTGTATCTGTAACAATTGATGTGGGCAAGTCCATATACTTGCGTATGCGCTTTGCAAGGAAAATAGCTTGCTTTACATAATCAATCGATTTGTTGTTACTTGCAAATAACAATACACCCTTTGTCATAAATCCATAATACTTTCAACTGTTCTGTTTGTTTTTAACTTATTATATTCAGTTAGGTATTTGTTTGTTGATTGCCAATAAACATTTACTAGTTCATTAGCAAACTCTTGTAGTGCTTCAATTTCAATAGGTATGCTGCTGTCATCAACTAAGATAGTTTCAGTTTGATGTAGTGCTAGTAAACTCTGACAAAAACTTATAAGATCTTTTGTTACTGAAAACTGGCCACCATTAAAGTAATAAACAAGGTTTTCGTGATACTGTTCTTTTAGCAATCGTTTTTGATTATTCAATGTAATCATATAATTGCTAAAATCTAATGCTTTTTCTAAGCGTTCGTCCATAAATTTCTCCTACCAGTAATAGTAGTATATATCCATTAGACTAAGTTGTCAAGTTAAAAATCGGAATCTTTTGTTCCAGTTGGTGTAGGCAACGCAATAGCGTTATAAGTAACACTATCCCATACAAAATCACTAGAAGGTGTATAAGTGTAAACTGTACTATTGATAGTTGCTGTAACACTTTCGTCTACTAGCTGTCCAGCTGGGCCGCCTGGTTCTGCTTGGCCGCCTGTTCCAGTGTCGCCGTCGTCTAGTTCTATTTTAAACTTTAGCTGTGTTGCTGTGTTAAATGCAGTGTTAGTACTTGCATAAATCCTAAAAAAGTTATCATCATAAATCTGTGCTACAGGTACATCACCAGGATTGCCGCCTACTCTGCCGCCACCTTGCTTTTCAAAAATCTTTGTGGTCGGGGCGCCGGTTGCAATACTTGCATTACTGTATCCTGTTCCGGTGCCGGTTACTGAATCACAACGCCATGTTGTTTGATTTACCCTGCCAAATCGTATTTGTCCAGCATCATTTAATACTTGTGCCCAATCCCAATCTTTTGTATATTGAGTTCCTGTAGTGCCGCCTGATGCATTTGCTGCAAATCGTATTTCGCCGCCTGCTGCTAAAAAATATAAAAAGTTTTGATGCGATCCAAAATCAACTGTAACTTCGTGTGATATAACTTTAACTGCGTCTGCAGATCCACCAAAACTTGTAGTACGAGAGCTAGTTGTGCTTGCGCCGCCGGATGTCTCTAACGGATTTGGACCATCAAAACTACTGGTTGGAAAATCTGTAGATGTATGATTAAAGGCTAAAATAGTATTTGCCGTAGTAGTTAAGTCAGTAATATGTTGTTCAGCAATTTGATCAACACCTTGTTCAAAATCAGTAGGGTCTATATCAGTTGCTAGTGCTCCTGTTTGATGAACATGTGCAGCTTGTATATCCAACCATAAATCAAAATATTGTTGTTCAGTTACTGTATCACTTACACCCGGAGTGTTACCTCCAACTACTATACCACTACTAAAACTTCTGCCATAGCCGCTTGTGCTTGTTAAAGGTGTTGTTAAAGATCCGTAATCAGTCCAAACAGATTGATCGCCCACTCTTCCAGCTATTGATTCTCTAATGTTATTATAGTTAAGAGCTGTTATTTGTGGCATCTATGTTCCTTTTTTTATAATGTAACATACTATACATTGTATGTCAATCATAAATCACTTGTTTTTGCATATGAAGGTGCTGGTGAATTTACATACGATCCTGATGCTCTTATATGAGAAACTGAACTAGTGAGAACACCTGCTACATATTCGTCAGCGCCGCCGGTGCCTACATCCAAATCATTAAAAACAATATTAAAAGTAATATCAGTATTATTTGATTCTAACTTTGCTTGAATATAGTATTCGTTGTCTGAATAGCCTCCGGCAATACTACCTGTTTTTCTATATATGGTTTGGTATGAAGTTGTTAAATCCTCGTTTCCTATAGCATAAGAAGTACCAGATGGTTTTGTATTAGTAGTTACTGTTCTGCCAAACTTTATCTGTCCGGCATTAAAAATAATATCGTACCAGTCTTGATTTTTTTGTAGGTTAGTATCTGCTGGTACATCATCGATATTAATAGAAGCATCAAATCTAATTTCGCCGCCTGCATTAAAAAAACATCTACGAGCAGCAACCGATGAAAAAGATATTTTAATAGTATGGTTAACTGATTGTGGTTGAGAGGTACCGCCCCAAGGCGATGTAGCGCCATCTCTTACACTATTAACTCCGCCAGATTCAATATCTGCTTGATTACCATTTAATACAAATCGATCATTTTCAAGTTCAACTATTAATATTTCATATGCGTTATATAACGAATCTTCAATTTCTAAAGAAGTAGTAACTGTGTTAATAGTAACTGGTGCTGTATTATTAATGTGTATATATACTTTTTCAAAGTCGGTATATAAGTTATTCATATCAGAAACTAATACTTCGTTTCCTTCGGCAACTGGATTACTCGATACAGTATTATTGTATCCTTTATCACCAGACCCAACTCCTAATAATGCTGAAATTTTTCCTTGTAGTTCGTTGTATCTTGATTGTGAGATAATGTCGCCGACTGCCATAACTTTTCCTTTTTAGTATTTACACTTTTAAAACGCACTCAACCAACTTTTCTGAAGGGTCATCGCTTGATTCTAATGCAATACCAACTAATGCTTTAGTAGCAGTTTGAGAAGCAACTCCGTCTTCCCATGCATACAATGCCATTCCTTTTTGAACTATGCCTGTGCATCTTACTGGTACGCGGCCCTTTAGTGCAATAGCTTGTCCGTCGATTTCTGAATTCATTAAATAAGCTGGATTTTCACTAATAACACCTATAGCAAAATCGCTAGATTTTGCTGGTCTTGTTTCTGCACTAATATCACGTGCTTCTACAAACTTAGCATTTGATACTGCCATTACTGTTCCAACTGGATGTGTTTCTTCTGTGGTATATTTTTCTGCAAGGTCGGCATAACGTGCTTTAGTTGCAGTACCATTAAATACTGTTGCTGTTAAGTTGCCACTGCTATCTCTAGCTGCAATAGTATTTGCGCCTGCTGTAGTTGATGCGCTACGTCCTGTGCCGCCTACATCAAGTGCATTTGCATTTGTTGCAGTGCCATTAAATGTAGTAGCATAAATTGTATTAAACTTCTCAGTTGCACTACCAATATTATATATGTTTGTTGTTTCAGGATAAATTCCTTTATCAACTGCTGCGTTTCTTATTGAAACAATTCCTGTAGCTGATCCAGCAGCTGGTGCAGTTAATGCAAACAATATCTTGTTACTTGCGTTATTTTGATTTACAAGTCTTGGAACTGTGCCATCATTTACGTCTATCTTTAGATCATTACTATTACCAACTGTAAATCCAGCATCTCCCAATGCTAATGCATCAGTTGTTTTTAAGTAATCACTTGCTAAAAATCCACCTAAACGCAATGCATCATTAGCAGTACCCCAAATGATTGGTTCATTTGTAGCGCCTGTTACTGGCTGGTCTAGAGCATTTTTTGTAATACCTGTGGCACTATTGACTAGTGTAATACCTTTTTTGATTAAACTAAATCCTGTTAAAGATGGAACACCAGCTGCTTGTACGCCATTTAATGTAAACTCTTCTCCGGAGATTATATACAGGCTAACATCATTTATTAGAGCAACAATAATAGTTTTTTCAACTGCTGGAACAGAGTTATCATTAACACTAACACTAAGCATCTGTGTTGTTCCGCTTCCTGCACTCTGAGGACCTACTAAGATAAACTCGCCTGCGGCTGTTTTACCATATAACTGATTACTTGTACTGCTCCACCACAAATCGCCTTCATCTAAACCTGCTGGTTCAGAACTTGATACTTCGGTACCGCCTGCTGTTTTCCATGCACTACCAGTATAAAACTTTAGTTTGGTAGTTCCAGCATCATACCATACCTGGCCATCAATGGCTTTAGCAGGTGCAGTAGTTCCTCTGAAGTTTTCTAGTAAATGAACTAGGTTTTCATTTTGGGCTTCGCCAAATCCACTATAGTTTTTACCAATAAGTTTTAGATCAGTTGTTTGATCTATTGTGCCGTCTTCAACGACTGTTATCTGTGTACCGTTATATCTATTTACAATATAGGCCATTGTTGCTCCTCGTGCTTAGTGCTCTTATGTTATTTATCGTTAAAGTGCCGATGCTGCTATTGTGCTACCGTTGACATCCCATATTCCACTGTTTATCTTCATAGTTATTATTATTCTATTTGCTGTTAGGTTAACTGATGCTGTAGGAGAAGTGATTGTAAAGTCACCAATAACATTAACGTTTTGTGTACCTGCACTGTCAACTGCTGTTAACGATTTTACAATGCCGCTATTAACATCAATCGGATCAGATGTAGCTGTATAATAATATGCATGTATCTTAGCAGTTTTACCTTGTGTGTCAAAAGGTGCAGCAGGTATTGGATATATTTCTGTTAATAATACAGCAATATTAGTAAGCAATCCATCGTCGGCAAAAGTATCACCATATGTTCCTACTGCATATGTAGTACCAAGTCCAGTAACATCGACTCCCATAACAATAGTTGATGATGCTAGTTCGTCATCAACATATCTTTTAACTACTACATCTTGATCAGCACCTTCTGTTAATAATGCATTGTCAGCTTTACGGCGTGGGCTTACTGGAGTTTCTACGTTTGTTATTTTTACCTTGTTTATTAAGTTTATACTGCCAGTTGATGCAAACTCTAGATTACTAGTTGTTGTAATACGATCTTCAGTTAATGTCATTGTATCACTTTGTAGATTATTTCCTACTACTAGTGTATTAAGTTGTCCTATTCCTGTTAGGCTACTATTTACAACTGTTGATCCTAACGTATCTAAGGACAATACACTTGTATCGTTTATAGCATAGTTGTTTAATTCGTTTTCAATATTAATACTGTGACTGCTAGTCCAACTGTTGGTTGCATTTAACCAAGTCCAGCGTTTATCGTCGCCTTCAACTCTTATAACAATGCCGCCATCATCAGCTTCTGCGTCAGTTGCTAATGTACTATCATCTTTGATTGCAAGTTCAATCTGATGATCCTCAACTCTAAGAGTAGCAATATCTAAACTTGCAGCATTGCCTTCGATTAATAAATCACCGGTAACACGTAGATCTCCTGTTACATCTAACGTATATGCAGGATTTGTTTTAAATACACCAATCTTTTTAGTGTCTGCATCAAAATACATAGCAGTGTATTGTCCAGACACATCCTTAAGATCTATTTTTAAATCAGCATCTTGAATATTGTTTTGCCATAATGTTGTTTGACCGCTTACTTTTATTGTAAGGTCGGTATCAAGACCAACACTCAAACCGTTGTCATTAGCAATAGCTAATCGTCCAGTAGTAACATCATCAACTACTGCACTTAAAAAACTGTTTTGATCAAATACATTTCCAAGCTCATCAACAATCTTTCCAGCACTCGACGCTTGTCCAAGCCATTCAAAATCTGAAAATACCGAACTTATATTGTATCCTTGCTTTAATGTATCAAATCCTGTTATTGCAGGGAATGGTGTAAACGCTGTTGTTTCTTTTGATACAATCGCATATAAACTTCCGTTCAAATATTTTTTAACAATTACTCTATTTTGACTTGTAGTATCTCGGATAGTTTCAACAAAGTCTCCTGATCTGAGCTGATTTTTAGTATATCTCGGACCTACTAATATTGCTTCAGTGCCGTTCCAAAACAATAGCTGATCTTTTGACCCGTCTATCCAGATGTCGCCGGCAATAAGTTCAGAAGGTTGAGAACTAGCATATATTGTACTATCTGTACTTCTAAATGTTGTGCCATCATATATTTTTAATCTGCCTGTAGCAGTATCATACCAAAGTTGTCCTTTAAGTGGTTTTACCGGTGCTGTACTATTACTAAAGTTTTCCAGCATCTTAATAAAGTTTTCATTTATACTTTCGCCAAATCCTTGATAGTTTTTTCCTATTAATGCAATATCTGCACTGGATATATCTAGCCTGCCATCAACTAGTTCAACTAGTAACGATCCGTCTGTTTTGTTTAGTTTATAGGCCATTTATGATACTCCGTGATAGATAATAAAGTTAAGTGCAAGGAACGGATTTGTTATGTCTAGTGCATCATTTGCTAAATCTACTACACCCCCTGATGTTCGTAGTCGTGTTCCAGTTCCTGATGAATCACCGTCGTTGGGTACAACTTCTGATGCACTTGCTGTAGCTGTTGTAGTAGCATAGAATTGCTCTCCTGTACTACTTTTTAAGTCGTGCTCGTGTTCGGGTAAGTTAGATGCTGCTATTGTAACTTCTTCGCTACCTGCTACACCACCCATAACACCTACAGTTGATGATGTAATTCTGTTTGCCGATACTACTTGTCCTAGTCCTGCAGGCGTTCTTCCTCGCATATCCGGAATCTTAAACAATGTGTTAGGATCACTCGGTGTTCCATGATACCACGTTGATGGATCTGATGAAAGATATCCTAGTACTGTTGCTAATGCTCCGTATGTTGTTAATGATTTTTCTGTTCCATCTAATATAAACCATCCATCAGGTGCAACTAATCCACCGTACATTATTACTGTACCAACTGGCATAGTATCAATTGATCCAATGAGCTGTGCTGGAGTAGCTTTAACTAGTGTTCCGCTTTGATTTAACAGTACTTCGTCTGTTGTTCTGTTAATAGTTAATGCTGCTGTTCTACTAGAAATAGCAGTAGATTGTATAGTTGATGTAAATGTTTTTGTTGATCCGCCTGTTTGTCCGTCAAATACAAAACTTGTTGCACTAACATCGCCAGCTAGTGAAAAAGTAGTTACACTATTAAGTTTTGCGGTGCTACCAGCTGTACCACTAAC